TGCCTACGCAGCTACTAAGTTTTTTTCGAAGTTTAAGGGTTTGACCCTTGACTACGACTTAGACGAAGTAGCCTTAACAAAGTTTCGAGAATTTGAAACCTTGTGTGGGCAGACGAATCGGCGCTTCGAACACCTTCAACATGACCCGAAATATTCCGGTCACGTCGTCTGGCTGCATTCAGCAGTCATTCGAAAAATTGAACGTGTATTGGGCGACTTTTCATCGGAAGAGTTCTTTTCGCAGCCAGACTGGGGTCCTGGCGCCTCTACGTTGATAAGACGTAGGGAAGCCAGTCCAGCAAGAAAGTTCCAGTGTGAAACTGGAATTACGCGTGATCTTGAAAACCTTATTCCCTTGTCTACCCTTAAAGCAGTTTATCCGCTTTGGGGTAATCATTTAGAAGAGGAAGGCTTTCCAACCTTCCAAATCGGGAACAAGGTGATCACTGTACCTAAGGATGCTACGACTAACCGTGTGATTGCAGTCGAACCTGGGATCAATTTATGGTTCCAGATGGCTGTTGGTCGCATGATTGGCCGTCGTCTCCGAAGGTGTGGTATCGACTTACGCTATCAGTCGAAGAATCAGCGTCTAGCTTATAAGGGTAGTTTGTCTAACCTTATTGCTAGTGTTGATCTTTCTTCTGCTAGTGATTCCATATCTCGTGCTGTCGTGGAAGAATTAATTCCTCCGCGCTGGCACTTGGTAATGGACTCCTGTCGGTCCCACTACGGCTCTCAAGGCAATCAAGCTTTTCTGTGGAATAAGTTCTCCAGTATGGGGAACGGCTTCACATTTCAGCTTGAGTCTCTGATATTCTATGCAGTTGCTTTTTGCTGCACGGAATATCTAAACCAGGATTTATCTCTGGTGAGCGTATATGGGGACGATGTTTTGCTCCCATCTACATGCTTTGAGCTCTTCCAGGAAATGTTGGACTTTTATGGCTTTCGTGTTAATGGTAAAAAGAGTCACCATGACTCTCCATTTCGCGAAAGCTGTGGAGCCCATTATTTTCTGGGTGTTGACGTGAAACCAATTTATCTAAAAGATAAAGTGGAGTCAGTTCTGTCGGTTTACCGACTGGCAAATGCCGTTCGTCGTCTTGCGCGTCGCCGATTAACTTTCGGCTGCGATGCGAGGCTTCGTTCGACCTTTGAGCTCCTTGTCCAAAAGATTCCCGGGGCTTTACGCCTTCGGATTCCTGATGGATATGGAGATGGAGGTTTCATCGCTAACTTGGATGAGGCTTCTCCCAGTCGCGCTCGTTTTGGTATCGAAGGATACCTCTACTATAGCGTGACAGAACCGGGTAAAACCCGGTATGACGAAACAGAGGGCTATTTGTTAGCTTCTCTTTGGAAACTTCCTGGGGTATCCACTGACAAGTGGAGAACTCAAGAAGTGCGCCAGCTCCTACTGATTAAGGGAAACCTTAGTCAGAAGAGCCGTGTTAAGCTCCAAGCGATTGCTACCTTACCGTCTGGTCATTCCCCTACTGCGCAATCTAACAAGGTTACGCTTTCGGGGGTGACTAGGCTTCGGGTGGCAAAGAGCTTAGCTCAACAGTGGA